ATCAGTCTCAACCCACCTTGCGAATGAAATTTTGTTTGGCTTTGTGATTTTTTTGCTAATAAAAGAGAAATAATAAACAGACCTCAAATACTCTACTGATGTTGTTCCGAAATAATCCCCAACGCTTTTTGCATCTGTAAATTCTATGAAAGAGCCAGTGGGCACTAAAATATTAGTCGTGAATATTCTTAATATTAAATCTCTCTGTCTAACATTAGTTGTGCCGCCAACACCGCTTACTATATCAACGTATTTTATAAAAGAAATTGCCATTTTTTTTTCCTATATCTGATATATTTTTAATTCTGCCGACTCAATTATCGGAGATGTTGTTTCTCTTATTTGCTTGTGAGAAAGCGTAAAATCAAAACTCGGTGATGCCTCGAAATTGTCGCGATCATTAAAGAAATAAGGGTTTCTAATATTTGTAATCCTCAAAATACCAACATCGTTGCTCGCAAGTTGCGACTGCGCCTTGTAGCTTTGCATTATTTGAGAAACAATATTTACTAAGTCAGAAGCAGTTAAACTATTTTCGTTTGCAGGGTCTTGCGTCGATAATGCATTAACTTGAAAAGTTGTCTCATAATGCTGTATTTCAGTATGTGTCATTGTCGCGCTTTGAAAATCCCACTTATCAACCATACCGACCCAGCCATACCTTTTATCATCTATTTTGAAAAAATAAACTGCATCTTGTTTTTCAGCTCCTTGCTGTGTCGGTTGATATGATTGTCTTACAACAACATTTGTGAGCCCGGCATCTATAAGACCGTCTTTTATAATCGGATAAAATATTTTAATTAGCTCATTGTCTAGCATTTTCTTTCAGATTGTTTTAACAACTAAAACAGCATTCCAACCGTCAATGCCAAACCATTTCGTATTCGATTCGCATTGATATTTATCGCCCTGAAATATCAAGTAATCTCCTGAAACATCTCTGTCAACAGAAATAATGTTGTTGCTTGAGTAAAAATTTGCGTATGTTCTTGAAAGGTCCAAACCATATTCTTCATACATAGCGCTATTGATCGGTTGAAAGCTTCCAAAGATTACGATCGGTGAATCGTAAGTTGAAACTTCCATGCCTATTGTATTCGTTGCCCTTGAAGCAAATTTATAATAATCAACAGATTGTGAAGCTATTACTCCAAGCGCACTATTTAATAAGTTTGACCCCGGTATTCCGCTCATTATTGATTTTCTACAACATGCGTTAATGTATTTAGCATTACTTTAGTTTCAACGAGCGGCTTATTTAGCAAACCAATTGTTTTTTTATCTTTCATCTTTCTAACGCGTGCGGCAATTGTCGCGGGCTTGAGTGGTGGCTCTGTTATTTCTGTTATTTTCTTTCTAGCTAACATTGCATATTTTACAGTTATAATCTCAAGAGCACCTTCTGCACTCTGCGCACCATTGACTATTTTTTTAGCTTGATTATTTGCTATCGCTCTCAATAATGATTCGTTCTCTTTTAAAGATGTCCTCATAAAAGATCGCGGTGGTATGTTCTTAGTAGGATTTCCAAATTCGTTTTGAGCAGCAACAGTAGCGACAGATGTTCCTTTTTTATATACAGCACTCTCAAACCATCCAACCTTCCCAACTTTATTCGTATTAGAATCTTTCAAAGTTTTTTCAAGTCTAAAAGCTGAAGCAGACCGGACTCTCTTAATGTCTGACATTAATAAAATATTCCATTCACGCGCCTGAATGCGGACGTTTCAGGAAGCCCGCCGACATATAGACCAGCAACTGATTTCGCTTGTAGCAAAGCGTAGAGTTGCTGACCATATCCTGTCAATGACAACCACCAACCCCATTGGCTTTTCAGCGGCGGCGGAGTCAATGTGACCTGCACTTTGTCAATTGTCGCAGCTTGCGAAAGCGAAGGGACACCTTTGTAATTATTTTGCGCTATCACTCCCGCCAATGCCGCTAAATGCGCAACCATCAAATTCAATGCATGCTGTCTACACTTACCGTTCAAAACACCGTAGTCCTGATCACTAATAAAACATGTTGCAACATCCCAATATCCTTGCAACGTCGAATCGGGATAATCTGTAGTATTAGCGAACGCAGGAAACTCTAACCTGAATGCAATTACATCAAACGTTAGAGTTGTCATTTTTATGCAAAGGTAACTCGGACGGAGTTTTGGGCGCTGAATTATCTTTCTTCATCTTCTGTGAAACAGTGTTTGCATCTGCTTTCTTAGAATCTACTTTTAAAAAACCTCTTTTCTCGTGCTCAATAAAAACAGGATTCTTTTTTAGTATCTCTAGGTCGCTATCGCTAACCTCTGTCACAACGCCTTGCGGTGTAAAGATAGCAGGGTTATTCATGTTCCCACCCACAGCAACACCAGCACCGCCTTTTATTTTCACAGAAGCAATAATGCGATTTAGCTGATCTTTTTGAGTTCTCTCAGCGTAAAGATGATAAATGTTGTCGCAAGTCAAAGTTGAATAAACATAATTAGTCATATAAATCCTCGATTAGATACCCGTCACTCGATAAACAGCCCATGGTCGTTTGCACATAACGCCTGCTGTTGCATTAGAGTATCCTTCAACATATCCTTGGACGCGTTGTTCAACGCCCAAAAATAAAAATTTTGAAGGTACACACTGTATGAATACTGCACCGTCGTCAGTTGAGCCGTCCGAGATGTTCTCAGCGTACATGTAACCAACATTTTCGCCACCATTCGCTGCGTTCAATTCAGGTGCTGATGTAACGCGAACATTTGTATATGTTTTATTCAACCAATCAATTACAGAGATGCCGAAATCTGATGTAACAGATAAATAGTCTCTGACATCAGTTGCAAGCGCTAAAGTTAATTTAGTCACACCTGGGTCAATCTGCTCTTGAGATTGTGTACGCAAACCTGAGATCATTTGACGAATGTCTGCAACGATTTCTAAGAATGTTTTAGATGCCCATTGCGTTGACGCAGCTGCGCCGATCGCGACAGTGTTGTAAGCCGGCAAACTTGGGTCAGTTAGAAAACCGTAGGTTGCATTTGCGCCGTTGTTGTAGCCAAAAAATCCCACAGCGTTTCTAATTATTTCTAAAGACAGTGCGCATGCGTTTCTTTTCTCTGCAGCAGTATTTATTCTAACTTTTGCAGCGTTCTTTTCTTCTTTGATACCGACTGTCATCCCTTGCATGAAATTCACAACAGACCTAAAAACATATTCAGGATTAAAGTCTGCAAGATTTATATTCGCATTATCTGAGTACGGAATTGCGCCAGATGTTAGCTCGATTGCAGATTGCACGACTTGGCTATCGTTCCAGTCTCCTAGTATCGAAATCCCAACCAACTCGTCAATCAATCTCTTTGCAGTGATGACCTGCACAAAACCCGGCAACCATTCTTGCAAGAATTGAACAGGTGTAGAAATTGTTGACGGGAAAACAGTAGGTTGCAAAGCATCCATTGCAAAACTTGATTTTTTAGAAATCATTTCGTTTAGAGAATAAAGATACCCTGCAGAGAAACCAATTCCGCAGTTCGTGTCGAGAGCATCCCTGATGCAATTAAAATTTTCTTCAAACTGTTCTTTTTTAGCGCCTTTAACAGCAGATATCAAATCTGCGTTATTGAATGCACGAGGACTTATGTAAGACTTAACTTGTGACGATTGAATATTCATTTTTTTTAATCTCTTATTTTTTTTCTTTTAAACTAAACGTTCGTTGGCACTGTTGTAACTTTGATCACAGCTAAACCAGCTTGCGTCACAGTGAAATAGTCAACAACAGCATGTGCAAAAGCAGTTCCTACAGCGGGTGCAGATCCAGGAGCCTGCGTAGTCAGTGCACCAGTTGCTGTATTATAGTAAACATAGTCACCAATGTTTGCAGCTGACGGGAGAGCAACAGTTATAATTCCCATGGTCAAAAATTCTGCAACAACATTGTTTGGCAATGTCAAAGTAGACGCCAACGGCCCGCCCGAAACTGTTCCTGTTGATGCGTTCAATTTTGTGTTAACAAGAAATCCTGCAAAAATACCTGTACCGCCAGCCTGAGCAACGCCTTCGCTTAAAACAGTGAATCCGCGTCCGAAAATGTTATTCGCAGGATCGCCAGATAAAATATTAAAAGTTTCTACGCGACTTGGAGAGTCAGCATATATCCCTCCAACAACGCCGAATCCTTGTTTCAGTGATACTGTTTGTTGAAATGCCATTTTTTTTATCCTTTCATGTAATTTTCGATTGCAGAGTCTAGAACTTTACTAAATTCTGTCTCAATTTTATTGCTGTCAAGCGCAACGCAACTGCTAATTTTTTTTGCAGACAGGAAGCCACTCAATGTCGCCATCTCTTCGCCACTCCTGCATGCGATCCCTAATTTTTTAACGCCGTATTTTGCCACTTCATCAGTAGTCATTTCTGAACTATCAAAGACACCGATATGCTTTGACAAAGAATTTGCAAGAGCATCTTTTTTTGAAATCTCTTTCATCAAGCTCTTTATGCGACTTTTTTTGAGATCAGCGATTTCTTTTTGCATGCATCTTATTTTAGAGTCCATCGCGCTTGATTTTTCATCATCTTTTTTTTCTTCAGTGTCCTCTACAACTTCTTCTTCTTTTTCTGAATATTCATCAGTAACGCATTCATCTTGCTGCTCTGATTCCTCCATCGCAGCCATTTCAGAAAATTTGCTTGTAACAAAATCTTTTAGCTCTGCTAAAGCTGTTGCGATGCTCTCTAAAGAGATTTCTGCATCTTGTTGCTTTTTTTCTTCTTGCATATCTATTATTTTCCCGTCGAACGTGAATTTAAAATGATCAAGGACGCATACGTCAGCGCCAGATCTGCCTTCTTGAACCGTTGCTAAGTGATTGCCTCTAATTTCTCTCTGAATTGCATCATATTTTATCCCCTTGTATATACCAGATGTCAAGTCATAAATGCACCGATACCCAATCGACAATTGATTTTTTCCACCATCGATCAAATTTGCAAGTTTTTTTGTAAAAACTTTTAAGTTAGATTTCAAATAACCATCGCTTTCATCGAAGTAAACATTCTCACCCGTCACGCCATGCACGCCTTTTTTGTCCGCGGGCGTCAATCCTTGCTCATACGAGCCCAGCATCTCGTGCTCGTCAGTCCATGGCACAAGCTTAAAAGATGCAATGCACTCTTCGTTGTTTAATTCTTCTGCGGGCCGATAGACCTTATATATTTTGCTTGGTTCAAGCTCGTCGCTAATTTGAGCGCCTGAATATTCAAATACGCCCACCTTTGTGATCGGATTATCTTTTATTTCAACATAACCATTTAAATCCGCATCGCTTCTGTTAGTTTTTTTTTCATTCATCATCATCATCACCTTTTGTGTCATCGCAATCTTCATCGTCAAGCTCGATAACAGGATTCATTGTGCAACCACAATTTATTGCTTGACCAGGTAGTCCTGTCTCACCCGTTCTTTCATCGATCACAGGCAGATCATCAAAACTATATATTTCACCGTCCATGTCAATGTGTAACTGCCGCGGCTTTTGACCACCGCCGCTATGTATCCATTCGAATTTTTTAACTCCATGTGTTTTTAATCTTGAAGCAGCTATCGCATTATTAGATTTTCTTACTTGATCATTAGCTATTAACTCTACTTTTCTTTCTGTTTTTTCTGTTATTTCCGCATATGAATTAAGTGCATCATTTAAATCTTGTAAGTTGTTCGTCGAAATAGAACGCATCATTTTTCCGTTGATGCTCTTCATATAGTCTGCAGGGATAGATTTAATAAGCGAAATATTTTCAGCGATGATTGTTTTGCTTATTTCTTTAAGTCCAGCAGACTCAAAATTACTTTTTATAGTTAACCCGCCTGTTAAAACTTTTAAGCTATTCTCTACAGACTTTTGGCTATATTTGTTTAACTCGTCATACATATCATTCGCATACAAAGACGATTTTTTCGAAAATATTGTTTGCCACTTCGATAGCAGATAATTAGACAACATTCTTGCTTGGCTACCGACGCTGTCATCCATTGCTTGATAATACTTTTCATCAGTAGCATCAAAATATTCTTTAGACATACCTGTCCTAAAAAACTTTGCAACTTCAAAATTTGTTTCTTTTGTCATTCTCTTAACGAGACTTAATAATCTGCTTTTGTATCTCGCTATAACACCTGCCGGCGTAGCCAATCTTTTCCCTCTCATGATCGGCTTCAATATTTTTTTTTCAGAAAGCCTAACTTTTCTCACACGTCTATCTCTTGTTCAGACACTGAACTAAACTCTTCATCATCTAAATCATCCAGCTCATCTTCGTCTTTTTCTTCAATACCGTTGTAGCCGGAATATTGATCTGCAATAATTCTATTTCTTTCATCTACAGAATCTATCGCGCCGACACTTGCTAACAGCGACGCTGTCTCTGCTTTTAGTTTATTTAAGTTCGCGAGCTCTTCATCGCTCGGCATGCTGAGCGGATTCCAAGTTATTGTTATGCTCGTCTCACCTTTTGTGTCGATATACGACTTCATAACAAGATCATGATGACGCTTGATCAGCTTAGATAACTCGTTCGTTTGAATACTTTTTATTTCTTCGTGATAACTTTTCTCTTCGTAATCTCCGCTTGAGTTAAATCCTTTCAGCGTTATGCCAAGCAATTTAGAAATTGGAATGTTTGAGATACCCGACACTATTTGATACTGCGTCATGATGACTGCGTCTAAGTCTGCAAGAGAAGTGTCAAGCTGAGAATAATCTTCATTCGTACCTATTAGCTTCTCGCCGTAATTGTCGCGAAATAAAATCCAGTTTTGAATTCGCTCTTCGACACCCCCCTGGTTTGCCATAACCTGATCCATATCGACTTTTAAAACGCCTGTCCTTTTTGTCATCGCTAAAAGCGGCGCTTCGTTTGCTGTTCGCTCTGCTGCATAGACGCGCTCGTAAATTTTCTGCACAAGAGAAATCCCGCCATACATGTAACTTGGTTTTAAAATATCAGGGAGCTCAAAAGGTATATTGATGACTAAATGACTTCTGTGCACGCGCATTCCTTTCACTCGCCACCATGTCGGTTCATAAAAATGCATCGAAGAAGGATCAGCAGAAGATTCAATGTCAAGCTCAGGAGTGATCCAATATGGATCAATTTGTGATATACCCTTATACGATCCTGGCATTATTCCGTCTATATTGAAGGGATTTGCATAATATTCGATCGGGTCATCTGTTTCTACGACGAACATCGCAATTCTTATTCCGAAAATTCTTGACATTCTCACAAACTGAATGCAGTTTTCTGCAATATTAAAATCGCAATCGTATTGCTTAATTTTTTCGATCTGATCAAGATCAATTTCCTTGCCGTCATTGACAGTGATGCTGTACCCATTTCTAATCGCATCCTTACCCGGAATTGTGCATGCCTTATCTATCAGCCAATGCTGTGAAATTATCGCGCACAGCTGATATCCGATGAATCCGAGTGAGCCGAACCAATTCAGAAGCGTTTCAGAAATTGCGCGATTTGATCCGATTCCCGACATTTGATTGAATGAATTCCCCGAGTCAATCGCAGCAGTTTTTAAAGACTCATGCGCGTATGCGCTTTTTTGAAAGTTCTTATCAAAGCAATTTTTAAGCAGCGCGCGCATGTTAGACGCATGATCATCGTTCATCTTTTCAAATAAATTGACTGTCCGCTTTTTATTCTCGAATACAAATTTATTAGATTTCTCAGCGTGAGCATCGTTTGCAACTTTCTTTTTAGACCTAAATATATTTTTAAACACTAAAAAATCCTCTTGCATTGTCGTTGAATAACATCATTGCTGCGTCTGCCAGATTGGGCGATCTTGCGCCATCCGGCGACTTGTCTATTACTATTTTCCCTGCATTATTTAAGCTATATGTCGGTTGCGAAAGTTCAGTCACTAATTTCAAATAATCTTTTGATACACTAGAGATAGAAATAATTTTGTCTTTATCAAAATTTAATTTCTCTACGACCGCTCTATACGTGTTTAGAAATCGTTGTCTTAGCGCCCACCACGCCTGCGCCTTTGCGTTAGCAAATAAATCTTCATTCAGCCGACCGCTTATCATTTGACTTTTCGGACTAACAACAGCACCCGAACCGCGAAACGCGACTATACTTATGTTTGATGCATTCGCAACATTCTGCTTTATTACTCGCGCATCTCCTCTTGCACCTGCACCTAATCCGTCAGCGTCGTAAATCAATTTATTATATTCAAGCGCTATACATAGCCCAATTGATTTTTCTACTGTTTTATAAATGTCTAGATTCTTTCCGCTCCAACTTTCTATATGTTCTAGCAAAATCCCGTGCCTTCCTGCGAATGCATTTAAGTCCTTGCCCTCGTCTGCTATATCAAGCGCGGCTTGTTTTATGCCTGTTACTTCTATTCCTAGTTTTATGTGTGAATCGATTGCAGATTGAATCCACGCGACCGGTATCACTATTCCGTCGATCGATGCTGAATAATCCAAATCCAGTTCCTGCGCGATGATGACTGGATCAGATATTTTTATCTTCTGTGCTTCATACCACGCATCATCTTTTCGAGGGTCATCACGCCAATGAAAAGTAAATTTCGGGATGTTTGGGTTTTGTGATTTGTAATAGAAAGGATTATTCGTGCCATTCGGCGTCGATATATCTATTCTGCATTCTGTTCCATAACTGAGCGCCTTGTCTGTCTCGTCAGGGTTTTCTAAAAAACCTGCTTCATCGACAAAGAATATTGTTTTTCTTCCTCCCCTCCCAAGCCCAGCACCCGACTGGCCTGTGATCATCGACCCCGTTTCTGTGAAATTAATTTTCATGTATGGCGCGTCTTTGTAGACGTCACACCCACCGCGAAACTCAATCGGCAGCAATCTTATAAACTCGCGAGCCTTTGGAAGTATCGCATCGAGATCACCGAGCCTATCTACATAGTCTTGTTTTCTTGAACCAAATCCGACTGTAGCGCCTTTGCTAAAAATACACGTCACGCATGCGAACGCAACAGAAAGCCACGTTACACCCATCTCTCTTGATTTTTCTGTTACGCCAACGCCGCTATTTTTTCTCAGCTCTAGCACCCAATTTATCCACTCGATTTGACGATCGAAAAGCACGAAAGGAATGATAGATGGTAATCCTTTGTCTATCTTACGAGGATCAAATGTGCAGCCCCAATCTGTTATAAATTGTGTGTAATTATTTGCGTAAAATTCTTTCAAAAGCGGGATAGAAGACGGATCACTCCTGATTTTCTGTAATCTTTTCGCCCTCTCTGCAAATATTTCTTTGTAACTCGGGTTTTTATAATCGAGTTTAATCATTGCGCATTCATTATTTCTTGATATTTCTCGCTTGCAGTCATCTCGCATTCAGTTTTAATGTCGTAATCAATGATCGAACCTATCGTGACATCATTCACTTTTACTCTTTTCAAGATGTAGTCTAATATTTCTGATTTACCGTCTTTGCATAACTTTTTAATCATCTTAAATACACCTTCCTCAAACACTGTTACGTCTGATGATTCCATAAATTCAAGCAACTCAGATCTTTTTAGCGCAAGCAAGTTGTAGATAGTCCTGTATATCTCATCATTCGTATAACCCTTTATCTTAAGTGTTGACGCTACTTTTCGAGGCCGACCATTCGGATTACCACTTTGACCTTTTTCCCAAGAATATAATGTTCCGTTATTTCTGCCTTTGTTTTTAATCATTATTCACTCTTCATTGTTATTACACTGTATTTTCATAGCTAACACCGTTTATTTTC